TGATATGGCACGACATGGTCAGATGTTGCTGGGTGTTCTGTGTAGACGGTGTCTTCCTTGTGATCAGTCCAGCCGTAGATCGGCTTGAGATCATTGAGCTGAACGAAGCGCTCGACAGAGTCGTACTCGTCTTTGATGTAGTCGATCCACATCTTGCCAGGGTTGTCGACCTTCCACTTTGCCAGGTCCTTGCGCAGCTTGTCATGCTCGGCCATCGACATGTAGAAGACGTCGAGGAAGTCGGCGAGTGTACCGATGCGGTCAAGGTTCAGGACTGGGACAGCAGGAGATGGCTCACCGCGGAAGAGGTCTGACTTCTCACCGACGAAGCACTCAAACTCGAAGCCCATCTTGGCGTCCTTGCCGATGCGCTCAAGGGCAGAGGCAAATGAGGTCGGCGTCATACGCGCCTCAAGGAACTGCTTAAAGGTTTTCTTCACGATCCACCTGTTCTGGATCGCCAGGGACCCCTTCTACTGGGTGACCGTCGAGCTCGATGCGGGCGAGCGGTGAACCGAACGGCGTGATGTTACCTTCATCATCGACCTCGTCTAGGGTGATCGTGTCGAGCTCACCAATCTGGATGATGATCTTACGGACGAGGTCGTCACGCGCACCCATCGGGATGCTCAGCCAGATCGGCATGAGGAAGTTCAGGGTCCAGACGGTCAGGCGACGGTCCGTTCCTGTTGGGTAGTTCTCTTCGTTGTTGATGTCCGTGAGGATGACGCGAGTAATCTTGGTCCAGTCGAACTCACCATCCGACTTTTGGATCTGGATGTCTGGATTGAAGAGCACCAGGATCTGCTCGAGGATCTGCCAAAGCTGGTCAGAGTTCGAGGCGTAGATGGAGAGCTCCATTACCATGTTGTATGGAACTGGCATGACGCGCTTTACAACTGTCAGGTCGTTCGGGAAGATTCCGCCAACCTCAAGGTGGGTGCGCTGGTCTACCATACCTGGAGCGCGGCGACGATCATCAGCCATTTCGAGACCGTTGATGTGGACAGCCATCGTTGGCAGCGAGAACATGCGGTTGTGCGTGTTGCCTTGAAGAATGGCGGCGACGACGCGGTCCTTGTTGCCGACAACGACTGGCACCGAGATCATCTCAGGAACGTCGCACTCTCCCTTGCCCGTCTGCACCTGCAGACCATGAAAGATTGCCACAAATTGAAGCAGGAACTGTCGTACCTGCCCGTCGTACCAGTAGTTTTGGATTGCCATGTCAGAGGCCGATGCCTAGTTTTGTTCGGAATTTGTGGGCCCACATGTATTTACTGAAGACGTAGTACGTCTCGCAGTCGATCATGATCTCATTCGCAGACTTCACCGCCTGATCAAGGCCCGTCGTGCGGTACTTCTTGCCCTTCAGCCAGGTCTCAATCTCTTTCTTCTGCTCTTCAGGGTCCTCACTCTTGTAGTGAAGCTGACCAAAGATGTCAAAGACCTCAGGCGACCACACGTACTTGAAGTCACCGATTGGGAAGACGATGTACGGCGTACCAAACTGGCTGGCCTTCTGCGTTCCCTTCTCAGACTGGCCAATGCAGAACATCGCCTGAGAACGACCACGAATGCCGAGCTTGTCGTGGAGGAAGTCGTCAACGACCTTGTGCTCGATGGCGTTCAGGCCAGCACCTCGACGTGGTACGCGTTCTTTGTTCACCTTCTTGATAACGTATGGGACCGACTTGTCATCCCACGGCGTAAGGTCAAGTCCCTGCATGCCACGCTGCAGGAAACCCTTGCGACGAGACTCATGAAGAAATGGTCCACAGTGGTGGAGGATCTCATCTACGGCCGCATCGATGTCATCGAACTGCGCCTCAGAAATGAACTGCTTGAACGTCTTCATTCGATCTTGAGCCCGCGCTTTATCGCTGCTTCATCAGCGACTGGAATGATGTAGTACGAGTTGCACTGAATCATGAGCTCGTTGCCTGACTTGATACCTGCTGGAAGGTCACCTTCACGGTAGTCCTGATCGTCGAGGTCCATGCCAATTTGGTGCCAAAATTCCTCTTCAGAAACGGAACCCATCCGGAGTCCCTGACGAATCTTGCCCCATTCTCCAGTCTCAAAGTGGCCGTACATGTCATCAACCTTCGGGGACCAGATGACGTTCATGTGGCCCTTTGGCAACACGATGTAGGTGTCACCGTAGTCAGAGAGGGCGTGCTTGTTTCCACTGGCGAACAGTGACTTTGAGCGGGCGTAGACACCAAACTTCTGTTCGAACCAAGCATCAGCTGCATCGTGCTGTGACGAGCTTGAATCACGAGGACGGCGACTTGATCGACCGCCTTGACCCTTGACGAGCTTTTCCCACATCTCAATGGGGCCATGGTGCCCAGCATCGTGGATAGCGTAGTCATGGTGGTTGGCAAGAGACGTCTCTTGAATGCCACGATAGATCAGCCCTACCCGCTGCGACTGATGCAGGAAGTCAGCGCAATCGCGCTCAAGGACTTGGAAGAGATCAGGGTCGTCCTGCTCAAGTAGAAATTGCTTGAAGGTGATCATGAGATCTTCTTAGCTGTTGGCGAGAACTGCTTGTCAAGAGCAAAGATCTCACGCTGCGATGGGGTGTGTGACGAACGCTGGTTGCGACGGTCAGTCTCAACAAAGATCCAGCGGTTCTTGACTCCACTGAACTTGTAGAGGCGGGCCGGGAGGTTGCGCTCAGGCGAGTACTCCAGGCGGAAGTAGTCGCCGTCGTTTGCCTCAGCGACATCAGGCAGCTTGTCGAAGCCTGTCTTGTATTCATGACCGTCGGGTGGCAGGCCGTCTTCAACGTAGACACCTACGCCGTCGTAGGAGCCAGGTTGATTGAAGCGGTTCGTGCCAGAGGCGGCTTCACGAATGTTCGTGCCGGTTTCTGGAACTGCCTTGCGAGCTTCAGCTTCATTGTTCTCCATGGCCGTGAGGTAGCCAGTGGAGATCTGTTCGATGCCATCGAAGAAGCGGCCGTCATCGACGACGTACTTCTGCGTGTCAATGGTGCCGAGCAGGTCACGGTGCTCCTGACCAGGGATGAGTTGCTGTGCCTGGAAGCGGTAGATGATTGGTTGCCAGCCCGTGGTGTAGCCATCCGCTGCCCAGCCACCGTCAGTGACCTCGAGGAACTTGCGAACAGGACGCATGTTCTGGTCCCACTGCATCTCAGATGGAAGCTCAAGCACATCACCGACAACGATTGGGCGGCCTAGAGCTTCAACCATGGTGGCGAAGGTCGTCGTGAAGCTGTAGATGTCTGCGACCTGGAAGCCGAACTTCGTGAGGTCAGAGACGGCGTCGAATGGAGTGTAGGCGACCTTCAGCTGGATGGAGGTCTTTGCGTAGTCACGGTCGCGGTTCTCCATGAACAGCGGGTCCTGGATGTCCGTGAGCATCGTGGCTTGGTAGTCAAAGAGCTCGAGCTTCTCAACGACCCAAGGAGAGTTCGTGGTTACGCCGGCAAATGAGGTCGGGACGATGCGCCAGAAGCGAGATGGTGCCGACTGCTTGATACGAATCAGGGCAGGAGTTGCAACGTTCGGAAGGTTCACTACGTCAACGCGCTTCCACTCGAGCTGGATGGGCACCGAGATGGCGTCGCCTGCAGCAAATGGAATGGTGCCAGGAGCAATGACGAATGAGCCGTGCTTGGAGTCAAACATCTGACCGACTGTGGCATCACCGAGAATGCACGTACCATTTCCAGTCCACATGACGCTGAACTTCGTTGGCGACGTCGCGAAGAGCATGAACGTGCCTGGCTTGGTGTCAATGCCTTGGCTGAAGCGGGTGACCGTGCCGTTACCAGTCGTGGTGTAGATTGGCGTGCCCATGATGAAGTCGCCGTCAGAGCGGTCGACACGAATTTGAAGGGCGCGGGTGTTGGCGTCTGGACCCTGTGTGATTCGGATCGAGGTGATGTGCTGGTCTGCCGGCTGTCCCTTGGCGTTCTCAAGTTGGCCGTAGGACGTGAGGCGGTAGCCGAAGTCGTAGCCAACGTAGGCAGGCGTCTGCGTGACAGCGAGGCCGGTGACTGAGGAGGTCCACTCACCAGCAAGCTCGTCGAAGGCCATTGAGGTGTCATCAGAGCCAATTGCGTGGCCGTGACCAACGAGGTCGATCAGCTTTCCCTGCTCATGGTTGCCGAGCAGCTTGAAGACGTTCAGCGGGGCGCCAGAGATGGCAAGCTGCTGCGCAGCGAGTGACTGCTGGTAGTTGCTGTCATTGATCGCGCACTCGTTCTGCGAGATGGTGAAGTCACCAATGCAGATGTCAGGCGGAACGTAGACGTTTGGAGGCGTGACAGTGCCACCACCTGGGCTTGGAATGGTGCCGGCTGGAATCGGTGGCAGGCCTGAGTTTGGTGTGTTCGGGTTGTTGAACGAGCCGGCCGCATCTGCGCACTCATCGAGAGTGGTTCGATGTTCCGTTGGTTCGTACAGTGACTTGTTTGGATCAGCCATTATCCGATGAGGAACGCCGTGTTGCCGAGACCGACTTGACCGCCGTACTCGTAGTTAAGGAGCTCTTCCTTCAGCTCAGTCATGTCTTGACGAGCCTCAGAAATAAGGAGTTCACCGTTCAAGTTGATGGAACCAGCCGCGCCTGGAGTACCAGACGTGAACTTCGAGCGGATCATGCCAAGCATGTACTTCAGCTCAGCCATCGCCCAGTTTTGGATGTACTGGTTGGACCAGCGGTCGTTGATGATTTCCTGTTCAGAGCGCTCGAGCATTGCCTCGATGATGACCGTCTCGTAGCCACGAACGGCGCGCGTGATGTAGAGTTCACGAGTTGGCTCGTCCCACTGGAACATGAGCTCACCAGCAAACATGCGCTGCAGCTCCTCGCTGTACATGGCAACGAGCTGCGTGGAAAGCAGGTCACCGCCCCCAGCAGCCATGTCGTAGTAGCGCTGTGCGAAGGCCTGAGCCCAAACGTCATTCGGTCCACCGCCGTAGATGCCAAGTGGGCCCATGCGGTGGATCTTGTGGATGTCGACGATCGAGTCTGTACGGTCGGCCTTGTTGTTGAGGTAGTACTGCTGCTGACCAGGGATCAGCTTGTAGATGATGAAGCGACGCGTGTAGGCGCCCGACGAGAGCTGGCGGTAGTTAGCAAGTGCATTGTCAAGGGCGATGTTGAACTGCTCCTCCTTGAGCTCGACGCACTGCTGTGGCCAGCCAAGCTGCGACTGGCAGACCTTGATCATTTGCAGGCGGGCGGCGTAGGAACCATCATCGCCGATCGCGA